GAAGATGGCTTTGTCCATGTGCCGGAGGAGGTGAAGGTCTGAACACTAGACCCACCTGCTGAAATGGTAACGCCGTTAATATTCTGAATATCTGCCATTGTCTGTCTCCTGTTACGCTATTTCGACTACAGTTTCGCCGGGCTTGAAGTACAGGATGTTAGCCGTTACAGCGAATCCCAAGTCCTGTACAAAATCCCCATCACTGTCAGGCTGAGCCTGTTCAGGAACATTCTCTGATGATGTTTCCGCTTCTGGTGCGTACAGTCTTCCACCAACTGTGTATGCTGGCATGGTTCCGTCGTCCCTAATAAATCCTTGAAGCAGGAATAACCCAGCAGCATCTGCGCTTATATCAGCAGCAGCCATAGCGACTACTGGCATTGTTCCTGATGCCGTTGCTACAGCCTTCCACATCTTGCTGTCACCAGCCTTGAAGTACACAACCTCACCACGAGAGAGAGCCTCACCAGCAGTGAAGGATGCAACAATTCCTGAAACTGCTTCATCGGCGGGAGCAGAGCTTACTTGAACATTACCAGTTGCAGTAAATCCCGCTGCGGTAATTGTTCCACTCGTTGTGTCGTTAGCATCGTTGACTAAGAAGGCATCGTCGACGTTCAGGGTGTTTGTTGAGAGTGAGATGTTCGTGCCAGCGGTTAACGCAGTCTTCGACACATCAATGGCAGCGGAGCTATTAACGTCTGCGTTAACAACCACTCCTGAAGCAATACTGAACGTGCCGTCAGTAGCTATATCTACATCACCAGAAGGGTTTACACTCGTCGCTACGTTTGATCCGTTACCTACCAGTATATTCCCATCAGTTAACGTAGTTGAGATTCCTCCCGATGCTGCTGCTTCCCATCCTATATCTCCGCTGCTATCTACGGTGAGGACATAGTTATCCGAACCTACCGTTAATTCAGCGGTAGCAGCACTACCGTTACCAATAAGGAGGCTGCCCCTTGCTAAGTCAAATAGATGGGCTGCGTCAACAGAGTTATCTGTGTAGTGCTCTGAGTCAATCGCATTGTCAGCAATCTTTGTGCCATCGACTGCATCAGCAGCTAAGTGTGCCGTGTCGATACTTCCATCTGTATAATGCTCCGAATCAATTGCATCATCAGCAATCTTTGCGCCAGTTACTGCATCTGCTGCTATTAAACCAGTTGTAATTTGTAAGTTACCGATATGAGCAGTGTCGATACTAGCGTCAGTGTAGTGTTCACTATCAACAGCATTGTCGGCCAGTTTAGTACCGTCAACTGCATCAGCAGCTAAGTGTGCAGTATCAATAGAACCGTCCACATAGGCGTCACTATCAATAGACTCATCTGCTACTGATGTCGCAATGTGGGGTGAGGTAATTCTTCCACCTAATGCCATAACTACTCCTCCTAACTACTTACATCGGTAAAGTATTCAACGTCCATAGTGGCATCACCCGAAGCCCGGATGAATCGTGCCTTGGTTATCTCGTCCTTCGAGTTCAATGAAATCTCTGAATTGGCAGCAGCGGTAAATCCTTTGGTTGCTGTTGGATCTGTTGCTCCGTCAGTGGTAAACGTGACTCCTTCACTTCCACGGACAAAGATACTGGCAGCATAAGCAGCCGAAGGTACGGTGAGGGTAACTACTGAGGAGGATACGGCGAGGGCATATTGTGCCCCACCTGCTGTAGAACGTGAACGTACACCCATAACTCCATCCTTCCACACTCACTTACAATGGAGTGTATTCAGTTATAGAACGCGTTTCCTTGGTGGCTTGATCCCACCGTTCTTGAGTTTCGGATACCGAAGACGTTCAGCCAAGTGCCTCCGCAGTTCCCTGGAGGCTTCCCTGGTCTTCATCTTCAACTCAAACTGCCGTTCAGTTTCTTCGGCGAGTTGCTCGGTTTCTTTGTCGTTCAAACCGAGCTTTTGCGCGGCTGCCCGTACTAGATAATCCTTCTCCGACCGGTCCATCGTCGTCGAGCCGGCTTGGGTCAGGATTATCTTGTTCGGCTTCGCCTTCGTCCCGTCCGATGGGAGAAAGATCCCCACTCGGTTCGGGCTGTCGTCGAACTTCAATGTTCCCACGGCGTTCCTCCGCAAATGATGGTCCCAGACTTACTTTCTTGAATGGAAAGTTTTTGTACTTCAGATTGTCATTGAAAAACTTACCCATTTTTTACTCCTAACGCTTGTTGGAGGAGTGCCTTGATGTCACTCAACCCCTCTTCGAGCTTACCAAGTCGATCCTCCATGTCTGCGTCCTGGCTCTGGGGTTGCTGCTCAAGGGCTTTTCGTTCCCACTGAGCAGCAGCCTCGGCCTTCTTATCTACACAGGCATCCACCTCTTCCTGGGTGTCATGCCATTTACTGCAACCCGGGCACGCTACCTTGAGTTCGGTTGGCAACGAAAGCGACCATCCCTTATCAAGGTTAGCGTCCCGAGTCCCTTGTTCCAGTATCTTTCCGTCAGGACCTTTGCGAGTAAACTCGCGCCATGACGGGATCGAATAGACTTCTTCCCCTGTCGGGGTGTAGTACCGCTGCTTCTGGGGGCCACCCCAGACTCCGCTGACCGCAGCCCCCGTTCTCGCAGCTTCTTGCTTGGTACTGTTAATAGCCATGCAAACTCCTATGAACGGATATGCAGCAAACAAAGCTGCTTATCGGGGCTTGCTGAGGGAATCCCTATCGAAACACCGATAGTCGATAGGTCAGACTCATCGGAGTGGTCAGCACGTTCTGCCAACCCACTCTCACCAGACTCTTGAGAGACGGTTAGTGCGTCTCCAACAATCCCTACCTGCGCCCCAATACCTACGCTTCCAAGACCAGAGGTCTGAATCCAGCAGTAGTAACTTGCCGTCACTGGAATTGTTGTTACCCCAAGCACTCCTGTTGTCATGGTGCCGTCACCGTCGATAAGTTTAACGTCGGTGTAGGGGTTGTAGACCAATCCTGCCAAACTAGATGTAGTCAATGCGGTACGAACACCGCCTGGGTCAACAAGTGTAAAGACGCATGTATTGTCATCAGACGCATCATGTGCAGGGTGAGACGCAATGCGGTAAATCTCACCCTCACCAGGGCCGTCATTGAAAACTATGTACCCATCTTGGTACTGGTTCTTCGTCAAGTCGGTGGTGGGTACTTCAAGACTAATTGTCGTTGAGCCTACCGCTGTCGCAGCAGTTGCTGTCAAGTCCATGTCGTGGGCTGCAACGAGTGCAATGCCGTCAACGAGCATACCACCGCTGGTGATAGCTGCCGAACTGTTCTTGGCGTAGTAGAAAACTCGCCCGTCCGGCGTAACTCCGCGAGTTCCGAGGGAAAGGTTGCCTATAGCAGAAGAACTTTCCTTCTTCTCATCGCCATAATCCAAATTGACTGTGCGTGGAAAAGCCATTGTAATCCTCCAAAAATATTATTAGATTTGCCTCGCCTAATAATTTACGCGGGATCTGATGCGTCTGCATAAAGGGTGACGATCCAAGATGCTAGGTACTCACCAACGGCGTATTCGCCGACCACGTTGAGTTCTGTGGCTCGCAGGGACTCGTCACGCTCTGGGCTGACATCCCATTCCTTCGACGTAACAAGAACCAGGCCACCACCATTGCCGGCGGCAAAGCACGCGCCCTTGGCGTCGTCCGAGCCGTCGATGGAGATGTTGCCTGACTCATAGACATCCATGCCGAAGACCCGGCCCACGGTGTAATTCCGCAAAACATCTTCAGCCATACCAGAACCAACAGCACCTAATGGTGTTGTCCCACCTGGGAGTGTTGGTGTGAATATATCAACCAGATCAAGAAGCACAAACGGGTGATGAACCGCTACATAGGGCTTCGGTGCAGGACCGCCATTGGCGAGTGATACACCGCTGAGGTCTGCCCAAGCTGCGGCGAAGATACCAAGGGTGGCTGCCGCACCAGCGGAACCCATTGTGTTTGTGCCATCGTCGAACTGACCGGCCAGATCCTGTTCACGCTTGGAAACCATCGCGTCGCCAAGGATTCGACCCGCTGCCCTGATGACATCTTCCTGGTTGTCTCGGACAAGTTTGTCAGTAATAACGATTTGTGCGCCCACCTCTGCTGGGGTGAACTGCACGTTCGTGTCTGCCATCGCCTGGGGGTTCACCATGTCGATGCCCTCAGAAAGCGCGTTAGCAGTAACTGTCCCAAAGTAGGGAATGTTTACGGTAGAACCGTTATGGATTTCTTTTGTAATTCTCCAAGAAAGATTGGAGATAACTTCCTTAAACTGTTCGGTAAATCGAGCTTCCTCGATAATCGTTGGAATCGTATCTCCAAGGACACTCGTTGTGTTAATCGCCATTTAATTCCTCCAGTGCCTACAAGCCCCTCGCTTTCCGCGCTGCCATGTAAGCCTCCCGGTTCGCTTGAGGATCCCTTGTATAGGCATCTCGTATTTCTGCGTATGATTTTCCGACACTTGCCCCAGTACCACCAGTAGTCATCGTCTGCGGTGCCTCTGGATGTGGTGATGCGCTCACGGAATCCGTGTCCCTACTTCCGAGTTGCCATCGAAGGACCTTGACTTCCATCTCTGCTGGAGTCATTGCCCCTTGGAGCACCTCATCAGGGACATTCGGATGATCTTTGAGCAAACGCCACTTTGCATTTTCAAGCTCAAGAGATGTAACTCGGTCTTGGCTTTGCCTGCGCTCATCCTCACGGATGGCTTCAACTTCCCATCGTCGGTACTCATCTGAGTCCTCGCCGAGCTCGATAGCTTTTTTCGCGGCATCCCGTTCCCGAGTCAGTTCTCCCTCTCGCCTACTGGCATTGGACTTAAACTCAGCGAATTGTTGTTGCAACTGCGTGAGCTGCTCATCTCTCTTCGCCAAGTCTGCTGCTGTTATCCCTTCCTGCACTGGCTCTTGCGGTGCTTGCGCTCCCCCGCCGGCCCCGGTGCTTGGGATAGACTCTGGACTAACCATGCTGTCCTCCGATTCGTCTGGTTGCTCTCCCCCTTCCGGGGTGCTACCAGGTTCTTTGGATTTTCAACTTGTCAGGAAAACACAAAAGCCGCCCAAGGAACCTGTTAAAGGTTTCTTAAAGCGGCCTGTAAAAGACCTGACTATTCAGTTGTGAGGTAATCAAACCACAGGGATTGTCAACCTGTCAACTTCCACGCGTTTCGACCGTGCAAGGACCGTCACCTCTAGGCGACAGTTTTTGCAGTACCCCTCAACACTGCTACCCGGCCCTAAATTGGCCCGGGTGAGGAGGTGATTACACGATGGGCATCGTACTTCTATCGTAGATATCGGAAAGCCTCCTCAGTCCGTACTTGGCTAGCATATTCCCAGAACACCAATGCACCGTCGAGCCTGGGATCACGCTCCCTGAGAGCGTCCTTCTCTGCACGGATTTCCCGTTCCATACGTCGGTAATCAGGGTGCTGCTGTAGTCTCTTTACTTCTCGGATATCTCGCCTATTCTTAGCCCTCTCTATCCGACGCATGAGGGATCTTACGGAATGATGTGAGCGTAGGTATCTATCCCGCAACTCCCAGTACGGCTTGAGTATCTCGCGATCTTGTAGCCACCGTCGCCACAGTGGAGGCATATCTTTTTTCGCCTGAAGATCCCGCTCAATCTCATCAATGAGATCACTGCCATACTTTAGCCGTAATGCGCGTTCCTTGCGGTCACGCTCCTCAAAATCGAAGTTTCCGTAGGAATCCATTAAATCAGGGTTCTGTACCAGCTCTTCTATATAAGCGGAATAGACGAAGTCTTGGAGTGGGATATATTCCTTGTCTGCGTTCTTCTTCTTGAAATAGGCTATTGCCTCACCGTTCGCCCCGTCTTCTGCGTTAATGGTATCCATTGCTTTACCAAAGTCGCGTTGGTGCATCCTCATATCATCAAGGAACTTTCTCGGTCCGCCCATGCCGTCGTCGTATTCCTTTTGGCGCTTGTTCCCGGCTAGACGGAGATCCTCCCGTGCGTCCTCAAGCTCATTCATGAATGCCCGAACGCCAAACGAGTCAGATTTACCCGCGCCCCACTTCCTAACCCTCTCGTCGTAGGTCTTAAATTCGTCGAGTTTATCATCGGGAATGTTGCGGTTCTCTTTGGGAACTCCTTCCCTCATGGCTGCATCCCGCTGGATGCTGTGGCGCTGTGTTATGGAGAGGATGTCCCATGTGGGTACATCCATGCCTTCTTCCTCCATTCGTCTCTTCTGGTCTGGAGTGAGCCTTGTCACATAAGCCGCTAACTCATCCTGAATAGTCTCTAACCGTTCTCGTGGGAGGACTGGTGTTGTCCGCATCCCCACCATTTCAGCAGGTAATGCAGCAGCTCCCGGCCTTGGGTCATCATTAAGATAGGCATCAAGATAGAATGGCATGAACCGTGTGCCGATTCCCTGCCGTACAATCTCTGATGGTGTTCGGACCGGCTCACCGAGGAATGTTTCCCCACTGAGAATGTCCCACAGGGCTGACGTTGGCGGTGCTGACTGTCCTCGAAGGAAATTCTGTGCGTAATGCCCCTGATTCTCCGGGTCGGAGGCCATCTTTACCAAGGTGCGTACCATTGAATATGGTTTTCCTGCAAGGCCGATATGCTGTCCACCAATCTCTACGGTCATAAACTCAAACCCGTTGCCACCTTCTTTCTTTGGGCGCGGGTCTAGCTTCAGTTCAACGTCATAGCCTAGCTGATTTAACCCCTCTACGATTCCCACATATGTCAGGACAGTCCCACCGAAGAACCTCGATATAGCTCGTCGTGCCTGACCGCCTTCCCAGCCTCCCTGGACTCCGTCGGCAAATAGCGCAATCGTTGAACGAAACCAGCGCGGTGCCAGTGTGAAGGCAGCGGACTCCAGTTCTCTTTGCGTGGCACTTATTCCCAGGGATCGCGATGAGAGGACGCCGGTCATTTTATTCAAATGGCTTGCTACCTGATCCGGGGTAAGATGTCCCCTCCTAACAGCAGGGAGGAACGCCTCCGCCATCTCTATTCGCGCCACATCAAAAAAGGTTTCAAACGAGGTCGCAAACCGCTGTGCCGTTTTTGTGGGAAGCCGCGCACCGGGTACATGACCGAACACTCGTGCCAACTGACCGCCGGGACGAAGGACCTCCGTCATTTCAGTGCTCCCGATATGGAGGTTCTTATAAGTTGCCAACACATCAAGCTTCTTTTGAAGGTACTTGTACCGCACCGTAGGGTCTGCCCATGAGTGGAGGCTTCGCCTGGTAGCGTTTATCCATGTCTTCGGACTCTTGGTTAGTACCATTGCTCCCTGGAGGAGTCCTGCGCCAAAGTCGAAGGTCAGCATAGCCGTTCTGGATATACCGGCGAGGGTAGACATCAATTTCAAGCCCGGGGCGAAGACACCCAGGGTCTGTTCCGTAGTGCTCAGAAACGGTATCAATCCCTTTACGTCCTCCGGGTCGAATAGATACCCAGCATATGCGCCGCCGCCAACCCAGTTAGGCATTGGCTGGAGTTCCCAGGGGTTTTTTACCTGGGCTTTGAGTGCCTTCAACGCAAGACGAGCATCCTCTTTGGCGTAAAGGGCTAATCCAAGGTCGGTTTTCACAATCTCGCGAATAGCATTTAACTGCCTTAGTTGACTAGCTTTTGTTGTTGCCCGCAGGGCCTTATCCAGCTTCGCTACGAAAACGTCGCCGCCAGACTCGGCTGCGTTCCCGCCGAGTTTTTTAAGAAAATCTCTCTCATTGCTGGACAGAAAATCCTTGGGTAAAACCTCTTCACGAACCCTTAGATCTGACACTGCGTTGATGGCTTTGGTCAGTATATTATGGGCCCTGCCATACCGTTTCCATTGTTGGTTCGTCTTTGTGACTTCCCCAGCGGCTCCGCCACCGCCGTACCGCCCAATGATACGGTCATTGATTTCAGACCCCATCTCTTTTATTTCCTTATCGACCCGCGTATGGGCAATGACCCTCCCGAGGGAGCGCATATACGTCATCAAAATGTCGGCGATGGGATCATCAGAACGAGCCCCGAAGTACACAACACCATTCTGGACGGCCTCTTCGATCTCATCGTAGAGCCGCTGTTCCAGCGGAGTTGCGTTTTTCCTTAACCCGGACGCACCGCCGCCCTTTTTTGTTTTTGCTATGTCGCGGATCATTTCCACGAATCGGGGAAAGTAATGCTTGTCGTCCAGGAATCGCAATTCCTTGACGTCGACGCCCTCTGCTATGGCACGGTCCTTCCATGCGGTGATTATTTTTAGTGCCGTCTTAATGTACAGGTCCTGAGCCTTGCTAAGGTCGTATCTACCAGGGCGTTCAAAGACCTCCTCGATCTTCACATCAGCCTCAACCGGGGCTTCCTTTGTAGGCTTTGCACCCTTGGGTCGGCGAGGTGGCTTCTTAGCGATTTTGACATAAAGGTTGCCATCGTCCGCCGTATACATCCCCGGGAATATCTTGGAGGTTTTTCCTTGGGCTTTTATCGGGACGATATCGGTGTCAGTCACGCTATCAATCATCTTCTGTGTACGGAGATGGCGGACACCGATCTTTGCCCCCTTATCGAACCCCATTGCTCCTCGAATGAGGGCGGTAGGGTTAACAAGATTGACCGCTTTATGGATGTACGGAATACCAGAATGCCGTACCGTCCACCTAGTCAAACGAGACAGCGTGTTCTCTGGGAAATCTGCCGCCGTAGCAGGGGTTACTGGGAGTATGTCGGCGAATTCGTGTTCACGAGCAAGGTTTGATGGAACAATCTTCGGAGGGGCTGCCGCTAGTTCTTCTGCCCTTGCTGCTCGGCGGGCAGCACGAGCGGAGGGACGGACTGCCTTCACTCCTTTAACCACCGTACCAATTGGAACATACGTCAGCGGGTCGAACAGCACCTCAGACAGGAACTTCTCCCCCCAGAATGCTGAGTCACGCTCCTGTTGCCAGGCTCGTGCCTTGTTCATGCGATCCTTGAGGCCGTCTTCCTCATCGATGCTGAGGATCTTACGGTATCTTCCCGTGTATTCTGCGCTTCCACTGAAGGGTAACGCCTCAATTGCGGTTTCCTTGAGGAAGGTCCCTACTCCCTCTTCTTTGAGGATGTCCCGGCCCACTCGGAGCGTTGCAGATCCTGCACCTCCAAAAGCCTCTCCGCTCCACATAACGGCCTTGTATGCCGGATATACACCCGGGATTCCCTTCAGCACATCGCCGAGGAACCCAAGACTGCGCCCTACAATAGAACCATCATCTTCTTCCGTTTCTGGTGCATATTCCGTTCTTATCGGTTCTGCCATTAGGAATTCCTCCTACCCTCCGTTAAAATCCGGTCGCGCCACCACGGTGGCGTGTCGGGGCGTATGGTTGGTTGGGCGTCGTGGGGGTGCGCGTGGGGGTGGTGTCATGCGGTGACCTTGGCGTAATCTCGTCCTCGTCTTCTTCGTCTTCTTCAGGGTAATAGCCGAGCATTCCGGGTGGAGGTGCTTCCACCTCTACTCCAGGAGCTACCTGCTGTGCCGGTCCTTGTGTTGGGGCACCCCCTGCCAGTGCTGCCCTGTTTTCCATTGTGTCAGGGAGCGTCGTGCCGGGAATGAAGGAGGTCCCAAGAGGAGTGAGCGGACCCGAGCGAGACATTTCGCCAACATCGTAGGTAGCTCTCGTCGGGTCGAACTTGATCTCCTCGCCCTCTGCGGTGTACCGCTTTGTTCGCGACGCCTGGCGGGCTCGTGCTATTTCTTTCTCTCGCTCCTGTTCTGCAATCTGATCCGGCGTTTGGAATGCGTCGGATGGCAATGGAAGCCCCCAAGCCATGCGAAAGTTCTTCTGATCCTCGGTGAGCACGAGTCCCTGGCGTTCCTGTGCTTTCACAAGGTGATCAACTAGAGATGCCGGCAGAAGATCGTTACCTTCGTCGTCTTTACCAAGGCTGGCAGAAATGCTAGCGGCGGCTCCCTTCAGTGCGTCTGGGCTACCCATAGCAAACACCCGGGATAATTCAGGGTGCTCCATTAGAAGTTCAGCCATAGCGCGGTCGTTGTTTCGTTCGTCCATTTGCCCCTGTTTCTGCCGCAGGTTGTCGGTGAGTTGCTCTTGTTCACCATCAAGATCAGCGGCCCTCTCATCACGGGTCTGCACCCCGAAATTCCCCAGCTCCTCTGGTGTCGCGTTGGTGTACCTGTTGTCAAACTCCTCCTGGGTGATCCCCACGCCGTTCACGAAATAGGGGGACGAGTCACTCCCGAAGTCGGCAATTTCATCGATCTTGTCCTGTAGCGTGGCGGTGTCGTCTCTGATGTCCTGATCCAGTGTTGGCCCACCAATGCGCTCATCGAGACGGGCTGTCGCTTGGGCCAATGCCTCATCCGTTCCCAACCGAGGTTTGAACGGTGCCTCTGCGATTCGTTTCTTTTCAGCCTCTTGGGTCTTGAAATCCGTTTCCGTTAGTATGGTGGGGATATACGTTTCCCCGACACTGGTGACGACGTCGGAAATGAATGCGCCCTCTTCCATCATGGCGTTTCCGACCTGGCGTTCAAACTCCTGGAAGTGCTCATTCATCCGTGCCTGTTCTTCCTTGGTGGCACCTTCGTACTTCCATTTGCCATCTTCTACCAGTTTCTCGAAAAACCAATTCTTGAGGGCGTCCTTCTCGTTGAATCCCATAATGACTTCCTGCTGGTTCCGCACAAACTTGTCACTGGCCGTTTTCGCCTCGCCTGAGTCATCCCGCAGCCACTGCTCGAATGTCAGGTTCTTCTCATCGGCGATGGTGCTGCCCCAATAGGCATTCTTTAAATCCCCGAGGGCAGTATCCGTCCTGAGAAGGCTTTTATGCGCTATCGAGCGATCACTTTCGTCCACCCACTCCCCGAGCATTTTCTTCTCGGTCATCGCCATTTCTGTCTGGAGGTCCTCTACGGACTTGTTCGTCTCTATCGCGATGAGGTTTGCCACCTCTGCGTCAGCCTGGGTGTGGGCAGGGATATACACTCCCAGCGTGGGGTCCCAGGTTTGGTGTTCCGTTGCTACCTTCGACGCCTTTGTTTTTATGACGTCAGCCCGGCGTTCGAGCCAGAGCAGTCCCTCGTCGCTTGAAAGGAGTTCAGCCAACTGTGGCTCCTTTGCAAGGAGCGATTCCCGAAGCATACTAACGACCTGTGACGATGTAACCGGCCCCTTTGCAATACGCACATGGGAGTCATAGCTTTCCTGGGTAAGGCGACCACCGGGTTCTTCCTCGTCCTCGATGGAACCTTCCACTAAATCCCAGAGATCCTCAACGTCGGCATTTGTACCGGCCTGGATAGCAGTCTCATGCAGGCTATATAGCAGATCGGCCTCCGTCTTGAACCACCCGTCTCGGAAAGTGCCTCCCTGGCCGACAGCGACACCTGATTCCCTCTTTAGCTTGAAATAGATAGAATCCGCCGTCGGCTTATCCTCTGTGGAGTATCTCTTTGTCATGTCATCCGGCGAATACTCGTCCAGGTTTGTTCTGATGTCCTCATTGAAGTTCAGATAATTGTCATTATCCCGCCCATCTCGTTTTGGGGCGACCCGAGCCATAGCGTCTTCCCAGCCCGGTGGGCGTTCAAGGTCTTCTGGCCGAGGCTCCGTGGGTGCTTGAATAAAATACGTCTCCAGGAATGCCATTCCATTCACGCCAATTAGTTCATTCTGATACCCTTGCTGCGTCGCAACGTCTGTCACCATTGCTTTGAAGGTATCCACCATGTCTTTTGTGACCCTGGAGGGATCAGATCCTATCTTTCCTCGGCCGGTGAACGTGTCCTGCCACCATTCGATGGCCGCCTGTTGCCAGTAGTCCTCTATGGTGGTGCGGGTCGGTGCAACGTAGTCGAGTCTCCGGACCTCTCCCGCCGCTGCTGCAAATTGTTCAGGGCCGAACGGGATAGGCTGTGCCGCCGTAGCAGGGGCGGTATCTGGGACCTGACCTACTTCCGTGGGCGTAGCCGCTGCTGCTGTGGGTTGAGTGGGCGGGTCAGCAGAATCTGCCGGACGAACAGCGGGCGTATCCCCGGTAGTCTGTGGAACCTCGGCAGCTTGTGGGGGCGTTGATGGTGCCTGGGTTACCCCCGGAGGGGCTCCCTCAGGAGTCCACGGGGCAACCTCACCGGCAGGGATGTATTCCCCTGTTGCCTCATCGAACTGGACAGGTTCGCCAAAAAGCCCAGGGTCTTTGTACGGAGCCTTGTCGGCCTGACTTATCGCAGAGGTGATGCCTTTAACTCTGCCGGAATCTTTCACAAAGTCCGTTATCCATGCTGGGGCGTTATAGGGTGCCGTGAACTTCTTACCCGCTGCGGTGTCCTCGACCATTGTCTGGAATACTTTAACCTCCGCACGTACCTCTGAGTTTGCAAATGGCAGCGTGGCGGTGGTCAGCCCCTCCAGTGCAGGGTTAAAGGCTGCGGCTACTTTCAGGGCGACATTCAGTCGGTTATCCGACGGCTCCCTATCCTTAGCCTCCTGCAAATCGTCCCTATCCGAATCCTGCATCTCCTGAAGGGGTTTCACATCCGGCTGGCCTAGAGGGATAGTTGGTATCCCACTCAGCACATCTTTGAATTTGATCTCCCCCGCACGGCGTTTGCCTTCCTTGAGATTTGTGAGTTCGGTTATTTGGTTCGTAACACTCGCACCCTCAGCGGAGGTTTGAGGGACTATAGCATTCAATCTTTTTAGTTCGCTATCTATCCTGTCGATCAGTGCCTGACGCACCTCAATCCGCACCTCTATATCAGTAGCATCCCGTAAGAGGTCTTGTAACTCATCAATGGTCATATCGTTATAATCAGGCATTAGATACCTCCTACGTTACGAGCTGCCTGCTCAAGAGGGCCAGCCCCTGCCGGGGCTCCCACCTCTCCTGGAGGTGCCGTCTGATTCTCGGGAGATAGTTCAGGAGCGCCGCCTCCGGCGTTCGAGAGGTTACCCCCTGCCTCCGGCGGACCTTGTCCCTGCCCCGGAGGGACGCCCTGTCCCTGCTGAGGCATGAGACTCATCATCAACTGCTGTGCACCCATTGCGTAGACCGTTGCTCTCTGCTTGTCGCCTTCCTGCTCAGCAGCTCGGGCAAGATCAAAGAGGCGGTTCGCCACTTCCATATTGATGCGGACCGGCGACTGTTCGATGTTGTCGGCGGCCAGTTGTTCGGACTCCAGCTTCATATCCTCGACCTTCATGACCCGTTCACGGAGCCACGGGAGAGACATCTGCGCCTGCGGGTTCAGGGCACGGAAGATATTGGCCTTCATCATGTCGTCTTCGGGCAAGGCCAGGTCGAGTTCGGATTCAAAGAAGGTACTCATGGGCATATCGTCGGGGGTGAACTCCTCGTCGAAGAAACCAAGTCTGACGTCCCGGCCCTGGACGCGGATGTTCCCGCGTTCGCTTCCCTCGAACCGTCTCTGGTATTCGTTGAGCCAGAGTCGGCTCGTCTCGGCGTAGAGGAACTCCGCACCGCGCTTGTAGGGTTCGATCTGGGTGCGGGAGCTCTCTTGGGCGTTCTTCAGCGCGACGCCACTGAGGGAGCGGGTGACCCCTCCGAAGGACTCGTCGAAGAAACTCAGGCGAGAGAGACGCTGCTTCATATAGTCCATGAGGACGGTCATCGGCGTCATCATCGGCTGCCTTGCAAGCGGCCGGTAGATTGACGTATCACTATCAAGCTGCTTTGTCCGGCCTCGTTCCTCTTCCGTATAGGAATCCTGTGCGCCGGGAGAGGAGATTGCAATAGAAGCCGTGTCAATCATGGCCTCCTGCAAGTCCTGCCAGAAGGTGGACATGAGTTCGTTGAGGGCTTTCCACTCCGTAACCATTGGTCCGACCATGCCTCCCGCAGTCTTCGCAAACCGCTGGGTCAGGTTCGTCTCGTAGGAACCGGCTATGGGCGTATCATCGGCACGAAGGACAATGAAGGGAAGCCGGGTAAAGCCGTTGATCTTCCCAAGGGAGTTGGGTGAGAAATTGGAGAAGTCACGGATCTTCTTCCACCCGCCGGTAATCCGAGGATAGGTTGATCGGTGAGCACTGATTGCCCCACCGTAGCCCATTGCGTCAGCCGTGGAGTAAAAGACGGAGTTAAGCACATCCGGCTGTGCAGGGTCTTGCCTGTTGTACCGCTCTTCCCAGGTGTCGAGGATGATCATGTTGGCATCGTCTGGGATGTCCTCGTCAATGGTGAAGTCATTGGTCGCCGCCATCGCTTTGAGGCGTCGGCCGGAGACGTTGTACATATACAACAGGTCGGAGAGTTCACGGTACGGGCCGTTCCAGAAGGGATAGGTGGCCGTCGGGTCTAGGAGGTCGGCGATGGGCATAGGCATACCGTCAGGGCCTGGGACGAGGGCCGTGTACTGCACGGACCACCCCGTCAGTACCTGCCATGCTGCCAGTTCGTGCTGCTGCCATGACCGTCCCTGCCGGAGATAACCATGATCGCCAAAGTCCACCTGTCTCCACCATCCCTTGACGGCACGTTCAGCCTTATCTCGCTTTACCTGCTCTGCGGTATCGTAGATACTTTTCGGAAGAGAGTCGCGGTGATATTGTTTTGCCAGGAGGTGGATAGCGACCCCTGCCGATGCCCGAATATCGGACGTCGCAATGGTCTTTGCCCCCTCTTCTTTGAGGACATCCTTCTGATAGAAGGCGTCATAGGACGCATTGATGCTGGCGTTTCGCCCCGCGTACAGGTCGAATCCGTAGTTCAGCAGCTTTAAAGTAGGGTCATCGTTCATTCCCAAAAGTTGTGCCAAGGCTGTTTACCCCCTTCCACGCAGGTATCTCGGTAGTACTGATTCCACTTTTTTCTTCGGCTGAAGGTTTCGGAGCAGGCGCAACGCCTGTTCCCGTAGCTGAAAACACCCGACATCAGCCATAACCATGTCGAGTTTCGCTGTGTTGTAGGTGTTTCGTTCTTTTTCGTCCCTGCTGTTCACCGTCGTGGTCTTCTGGAGCTGGGCGTACTGGGATATCAACGCCTCACTCGGGGCGCTGTAGGCTCCCGTGTCCATGAAGTCCACCAGGTCTGAGATCAGTCCACTCTTCGTCCACTGGGTGACAGGGAGGCCAGGTTCGTTATCGGGATGGCCCCACTTCTTCTCACGGAATGAGTAGATGTTGGGATATTTATGGATACCGATGACGACGGCACGGATTCCCGCGGACCGCGGCTCCCGTTCCCATCCGAGGAGGGCGTTATTGAAATGGCGTCCGAGTTCCACGAGGATTCTCCCCGTGTCCTCTGGGCTGATCTTCCCCCGAACCTCGCCGACGTAGCCCCAGTCACGGGCTCGGCGAATAATAATCGCCGTATCGTGGGATGTGGCGTATCCTTCGGCAGGGTCGGCGTATATAGCATAGGATTCTGCCTTCTGTGGCAGGAGCCAGAGCTTGAGCATTCCATGATAGTCGCTGATGTCCCCATAGCGGGTCGGCTCCAGTGGTTTTCTTCGGTCCCCCAGCATGGACTCCATATTCTCCATAGAGATAACGGGGTTTCCGGACAGGTTCCAGCAGGATTCGTCGTCCCTGGCAAGCTGCGAGGCACGAACCTCCCTGTTGCCGTTGGCATCAGCGAGGGCGAAACGCCAGAAACGCATCTGATCCCACGAGAGGCGTTCCGTGTCCATCATATGCTGTTCGTCGGCGTCAAGTGGGAAGGGTTCCTCCCCCAGCGCCGGGTCTGCGTTCTGCCAAAGGTCGTCTTTCGCCTTCGCGTGTTCGTCTGCCATGAACCAGGGGATGAAGAGGGACTTATAGGAGGACTCCCCAGTCTTGGCGGCGAGGTAGAGCTGGTGAAACACGTCTCCGGCCCTCTCGGGACGGCTCTCATAGCGCACCGTTGCGTAGGGAGAACCCAGTAATCCACGGTTTAAGGCATCAATTTCGTCCGGCTCATAGGATGGAACCTCGGTAATATGATAATAATCGTATTCAGAACCCTGAATAACGTCCTTTGACCCTGATCCGACGAAGGTGATGGAGGAAATCATCCGAGCGCCGTGTTCACTCTCGCCAAAATCGAACTCTTTATGCTCCGTATTGTCTATTGTTAAGCGGGGCCAGGTGTCCTCGGGGTTCGGACCGTAGCGTAGTCGCTTTTGGGTAGCCGAGATAAAGGCTTCCACCCTCCGCACATGGTCGATTGAGGTCTTCTCAAAGGGTTTTTGCAGGATCTGGAGGGCATGGAACGATGGAAACAGGATGGCAGATGCGGTAAATTCCGCCTCCACAATCGCGGAGATCGTTACCCGCCTCGCTTTTGCGATGACCATGTTCTGGGCGCGTTCTTTCCAGTAGTGTTCCTGCACGGGATTGAAACGAAAGGGAATAGGTCCCCGTCGTTTCTCCCTTGGTATGATATAGAAGGTATCCTCTATAAACTGCCGAACATTCTTGCGATAGTTTATGAGGATCTCTTCAAGACTTCGTGTTGTGGTTGTTATGGTTTTATCCTCAGCCACTGTTTTGAGACAAAGAACGCTTCCAAAGCGCTCGTCATATCCGCTGAAGCGATTGCGAGGCTGTTATAGTTTGACGCGATGCTCGTCGTAATCGCTGTGATCAGCGTGGAGTCAGATGCATTGAACGCCCCTGGGTTACAACTGAACGCATTGGGAGTATCAACACCCATATCTATCTCCGTTCCAGGGGCGTCGTCGTCCGGACGATAGCGGAGATAGGCACGGGCCGTCAGTGTCGCATTCGCATTGGAAAGAGCCGGGGAGAGAAGAAACAGGTTATGCCCCGCCATTACCTGCTCCTGAGTTTCGGATACCGCGTCTTTATGCGCTCTATCTCCGCAGCTTTATCTTTAGCCCTTGCTGCTTTATCTGCGGCTGTTTTTAGGGCTTGCCTTTCTCGCCAGGGTTGGAACGCCTTCACATACCATGTGCTCGCTTTTTGTTCTTTTAGGAGCTTTATGGCTAATTGATCCCCCTTAGCGGCAGCCTTTTCTATTATGTTTTCGGATTTTTTAACTGCCTTCGTAGCTGCTTTCTTTACGGCTGTCGGCGCTACTTTCTTAGCGACTGTTGTTGCCAGTTTCTTTTTATACCCACCGGGGCCGGCTACATCCATCGCGAGCTTCGATGCTTGGGGACTCCCCGCCCACTTGAGACCCTTTAAGGCTTTAGCCGAAATCATTCCTGCTGTACCCATAATCCCAAGGCTCTTCTTTCCCTTAGAGCGTGCTGGCATTCTCCGCTTGCTTGGGTCTGTTGCATATGCTCTTCGTCCCACTGGTCCTGCCATTACTTCTCTCCCTTCTCAAACGAATATCCGGCTCTGCGGAATGCCCACATCGCCTTCCCAACGCTCTCCTGCTCGTCGAACCAGATGGAATCCCCGGGACTTACCTCCTTGAACGCCCCAACATCCCCGTTCTTGAACTCGAGCTCTAGTTCCTTGGTGAGCGCGTTATACCCCTTCGCGACAATAACCGAGGACTTTACTGGCATACGATCCATTTAATACCTCTTCGTCGATGGCGTCGGAATGTTCACCTTACCGGCTGATCTTTTGAGCTTGGATCTGTCGAGTGGCTTGGCCCGCTGCGGACCACCCTTGGCTGCACTCTCGTCATGGAGCGTCAACCCAGTCTCCCTCGCATACGCCCTTGCAGCGGCAATCCCCTCCGGGGTGTAGGCAAAATCCTTGTACCCAGGCTGGCCCCGTACTCCTACCGTCGGCATAGATCACCTCCCTTACGCGCACACACTATCATGGCCCTTTCGCTAAAGTCAAAAACCACTTTAGCGAAAGGGCCATGATAG